TATATTTATTATAATATTTTTCACACATAATATCGATTAATGTAATTAACAAATAAATTCCATTAAACACAGCATTATTAGTTGAATAAAGAATTCTAATAAAATTTCCATCATTCATAATAGTATTCTTGATTGGTTCACAAAAATAAACATATTGTTCATTATACTGATCTAAATTTAATACTATATTCATATTTTTTTAATATTTAAATATTATTATAGTAAATAATAATTTGTTTTTAAATGTTATATGTTTTATTATAAAATAAAGAATAATTCATTAATATAAATTATTACTAAAATGAAATTCTATGAAAGTCATTTTGAAGAATATATAAATGAAAATCAGAAAGAAAATTTACATCCAAAATTGAATAAATTATATGAAAAATTTCCCAAGCAATTTAATGAGTTAAAGAATCTGATATTTTATGGACCTAGTGGTGTAGGTAAATACACCCAAATGTTAAAATCAATTAAAAAATATAGTCCAACAGAATTGAAATATGAGAAAAAATTGAGTGTTGTGTATAATAGGCAGCAATTTTTTTTCAAAATAAGTGATATTCATTACGAAATAGATATGTCTTTGTTAGGATGTAATTCAAAGTTATTATGGCATGATATATATTCACAAATAATAGATATAGTTTCAACAAAAACAGATAAAATAGGTATAATTGTTTGTAAAAATTATCATGAAATTCATAATGAATTATTAGATAATTTTTATAGTTATATGCAAAAAAATAATGCTGTTTCAATCGATTTGAAATTTATATTAATAACAAAAGAGTTGAGTTTTATACCAGATAATATATTGAATTGTTGTGAAATTATACCTATACCAAGACCAACTACTACGAATTATGTTAAGTGTTTTAAAAATAAATTGCCAAATAATGTGAAATTGGAAAATATAACAAATATAAAGAATTTACACTTATATGATGAAAATTTGATGTTATGTTATAAAATAATATCAAACAAAGTGATAGATAATATTATAGATTTTAATAATATTCAATTCATGAAATTTAGGGATATTATTTATGATTTTTTAATATATAATTTAGATATTACTGATTGTATTTGGTATATATTAAATAAATTAATTGAAAAAAAGGTGATCAAACAGTCTCATATATCCAATATAATGATAAAAACATATTGTTTTCTTCAATATTACAATAATAATTATAGACCAATTTATCATTTGGAAAATTATTTTTTGAATTTAGTAAAAATAATTCATGAATTATAAACTAAAAAAATCTAGAATTGAGTAACGGTATATTCATATAATTATTACGATAATTATTAATTCTTGTGCGAATTTGGGATTTATTGTTATTCAAAGCAGTTAATATAATCTGTTGTGGTTGAACAATTGGATAATTTGCTAAAGCAAGTTGACCATAACCGTGAAGATTCTTTGGTACACCACGCCAATATGATATTGCACTAGTTCGTATATGTCCCATTTATATATTACCAAAATATTAAAATATAAAAAAACCAAGAGATTACTATACAACTGTCAATATTATAATAAACTATGGACATTAAAAAAGCGTTGGAAATTTTAGAAATAGAGACTACACAAATAGATTACAAATATTTAAAAAAAAAATATTATAAATTAGCCTTGAGATATCATCCTGATAAAAATACAGGGATACCAGACTCATGTGAAAAATTCCAAAAGATAAATGAAGCTTATCATTTTTTATGTAAAGAATTAAATTTAATAGATGAAGAGGATACAAATTCAAACGAATCATCATCATGGTCTTCAACACCATCAGAACAGGATGATTGTCTAAATACATCCACAATATATATGGATTTACTTCATATGTTTATGAAAGGTGTTTTTGAAGGTAAATACAATTCAATAATATTCAATATAATACAAGAGATAGTAACTGGTTGTCAAAAAATTTCGATAAAACTATTTGAAGATTTAGATAAAGATACCTGTTTAAAATTATATAGTTTTCTTGTAAATTACAAAAATGTACTTCATTTAAATGAAAATATTTTAACAAGTGTGAGAGAAATTGTTCAACAAAAGTATTCAAATGTAGTTATTTATAAATTGAATCCAAGTCTGAATGATTTGATAAATGGAAATATATTTAAATTAAATGTACTAGAAGAAATTTGTTACGTTCCGTTATGGATAACAGAATCTTATTTTGAAATAGGAGATTGCGAGGTAATAACGATTTGTGAACCAGAACTAGGAGAAAATATAACTATGGATGAATATAATAATTTATATGTTGAGAGAAAAATTTCAATAAAAGAAGAATTATATGAATTAATTGAAAATAATTTAGATATCCCAATTAATATAGGTGAAAAAGTATTTGAAATTCCGACTCACGAATTAAAATTACAAAGAGAACAAGTGTATATTATTAAAAATAAGGGTATTCTAAAAACAGATGAGTTAGAATTAACGGCGTCATTTAAAAAAGCAGATATAATTGTAAATATAAAATTACAATAATTTAAAATATTATAATATTATAATATATATATATATATAAACAATGGGAAGACATGGTATTGAACAACTTAATTTTACTAATGGTACTAGTACACCATCATTTTCAGCAGGGAGGTCTAATTCATCGTTGAAAGCACCCAAGTTAATTTTTGTCCCATCAAACAAACCATCTTTATTAAATTATACACTTACAACTGGTACTCTTGCAAGCATTTATAATAATTCTAGAATTTCTGGGGTTGGTAACTATTTACAGAGTGCAGAGCAGTCTAACAGACCAGATTTATGGATGGGCAGTAGTTTATCTAGGAGACCCCAAAGTTCAGAGGACAAATAGTAAGCAAAGACTTGTCCTCCAAGTGCAGGTTGTGGAGGTTCGTGTTGTAATTGCGAGGTTGATAATCCAAATCAATGTTATTGTAAGGGTTTATGTTGGGTTGCGAAATATGCTGAATGTAATCAATGCACGTAAATAAATAAAAACCTATCAAAATAATAAAAATATTTTTATATTATATGAAAAAAAATTCATTTAATATAAAAAATATACTGATAAGTGTTATAATAATATTTTTAATTATATTCACAATTTTAATAACCATCTTAGTTTTTACGAAGGATAGAATAGTCAATACAAATAAAAAATATAATTTGAGGGATGACGGATTTTGCATAATCAAAAATATATTTAATAAAGATGAAATAGATTATGTAAAAAATAAGTGTATTGAAAACGATTATTATAATGCAAAGAAATTTTTATTAGATAATAAAAAGTTAAAACATAATGTAAATAATATGATTAATGAAAAAGATTATATATTTCAAGATTATGTTTGGATAATAAAAAAATCAAGTGTTCATACTTGTCACCGCGATAATAATGGTGATTTTTTTAATAAAGGACAAAAACATCCATCCTATACACTATTGATATATTTAGAGGATATGGAAAAATGTCTAGGCGTAATTCCATCAAGTCATAAAAATGTAAATTCTTATAATATAAATTTAAATAATTCAGTATTAAATTTATTATGTAATAGTGGCGATGCCATTTTATTCAATGCTAATTTGATACATGTTGGTGCTTTAAATACTAAACCAGATAATTTAAGAATTCAGATGAAATTAAGTCATAAAGATGACATAGAAGTTTTATCTTATTACGAAGATTTTAATAAAGTATTAGATAAAGATAACAATTTACCATTTATGATGAAAAAAATACAAAAAAATGCATCGTGTATGTTTCCAGGAATATCCAATTTAACGCAAAGTGAGAATATTAAATCTGCTCGAGGGACTGACAATGGAGCAGATGTTGGAATATTTCAAAAAATATATTCATATATATTTTACGGAAACGCTAATTTTTATGATCTACCAAATGCTTTTTAGTTTTATTTACGTAAAAAACAAAAAAAACAACAAAAAATAAATTAAAAAAGATATATAATTTTAATTTATTTAATTTACAGATAAAATACAAATAACATACTACTTAAATAACCAACTATTTTATGCATCTGACTTCTTCTTAACAACACGCTTCTTGACTACCTTTTCTTCGACTACAGGTGGAGGTGGAGGTGCTACAACAGCAACAGGTTCTTCTACTTCTTCAGCATCTTCTTCAACTTCTTCTTCATTATCGCTATCTTCTACTACTACGGTTGAGGCTACAACATCACATTCTACAAGATCATCGTCTTTGACAGCTTGTGTCTTCAACTTTTCCTTGTCTTGTGGTTTCAATTTAATATGACATGTTCCCTGTAATTGCTCTCTTGGTTTTTGAACAACTGCTTGTACTAACTTGAAACTAGCACTAAACTTGCCATTTACAAACCAAATACCAGCAAATTGGATTAAACAAGCAATATTAGATCCCTTTTTTAAGTAATCTAGTGGTGATACATTTGGATTTTCACTACTAGGATATAGTCTATTAGTATCCTCATCATAAATTTCACATTTCCAAGTACCATCCCATTGCGGTAACTTAAGACGTAAAGTAGGTTGTTTATTATAATCGTATTCGCCAGTAGATTTATCCTTTGGATACTTTACTAGAGGTGTAAATAATTCTTCGATAATCTCAGCACTTTTATGAACCTTTCCAAACCATTCTTTTGAGTAGATAAGAGCATCTGCCTTAACCTTATTTTCAAATTCCTTCATATTTTTCAAAAATGCGGTTGTATCAGTAGTTTTGTATTCTTCACCTGGAAATTGAAGTGATAATTCAAACTTTCCATTGCCTACTTCTTCGCCCTCTTTCTTGAAATCACTAGCACCCCACGTTAGCATAAGTGGTGTTGATAAAGTAAGAGTAGTTTTTGTTAGTTTATTTAAAATATTTACCGACTTACCTCCTTGGGCGTGAACCTTTGGAGATGTGTACATAATATTTTCAACATTAAATTGAGTTCCGTCAACGATTCTGTCTGCCATTTTATTAGTATGAGTTATACTATTGGTTTATCTTTAAATCAATTTTTTTTTAAATTATAAAATAAATTAAAAGCATACTTGGTCTCCCACACCAAAAGCATTTGAGCAAATGCCATTTAAATTAGTTTTATTTATTTATAAAAACAACTCAAAGAATTTATATTTAACATATATATAAATAATTATACAAAATATATAATGACTGCAATTGAAGAGTACATGAGTAATATAATAAACAGATGTGAAAAGAACATACCATTGAATAAGAAATTATTAAAAATTGATAATAATGAAAACAATGAAAAGTGTATTTTAACTATTCATAATTATTATGAATTAACTAGATATAATTACAATATTCAACAATTAAAAACGAATGCAAAAATGTATAAATTGAAATTGAGTGGAAACAAAAAGGAGTTAATGAATAGAATTTACGTTTTTTTGCATTTATCATCATATATAATAAAAATACAAAAAATATTTAGAGGTTTATTACATCGAAAATTTCTCTCTTATTTTGGTCCTGCATGCAAAAATAGAAAGATATGTACAAATGATACTGATTTTGTTACGATGGATGATTTAAAAGAATTGCCGTATGCACAATTTTTTAGTTACAAAGATATAGATAATTTTATTTATGGATTTGATGTATCTTCTATTTACAATTTAATTTTCAAAAATAGTGACACAATTAATAATAGTCGAA